CCAACAACAGAAGAACCAACTATGGATATGCCGGAAGCCATGGAAGAAGAACCTATTGTGGAAACTAATATGGATGACGAACCTACTGAACCAGAACCTACTCAAGAGGATGCACAAGAACCAGAACCTGAAGTAGAACCAGAACCTGAAGTAGAACCAGAACCTGAAGTAGAACCAGAACCCGAAATGGAACCTGAAGAAGTTGAAGAAGAACCTAAAGAGGTAAAAGAAGAACCTAAAAAAGAGCCTACAGCTAAACAAAAAGCAGCTACAAAAATAGTAAAAGATATGGGTGATAAAGGTAGATATGAAGCAGGTAATCAAATTAAAACATTAATAGTTATGAATATACTAAGTAATTCAAAAGATTTTTTTGATGTACAACAAAGCATACCTAATATAGAAGGGTTTTTTAATAATGATACATTGCCTGATACAGCAATTTCTGATAATAATATAGCTGGATATGTTTTATTTGGTGGTAGTAAAACTGTCTACGATCAAATGGTAGATGCACAATATAAATAATGGTAGATTTAACAAAAAGACAAAAAGATACGATGAGTAAACATAAGATACACCATACAACTAAACACATGAAAATTATGACTGCTGAAATGAAAAAAGGTAAAACTTTTGGGAATGCACATAAAATAGCTATGAAAAAAGTAGGTAAATAATGGAAGCTGAATTTGCAGGTTTAAAATTTAAGGGAGGTAAGGTCTTTGGTATCTTACTTGCTCTTGGAACTCTTATTGGTTCTTTGTACGGAGGCTTTGTTGCGTTCAAGGATTATCAAGACATGAAGCAAACCATGTTAAATTATTCTGCTCCTGACCTAAGTGGCTTTGAAACAAAATTAGAAGTCTTACAAACCGAAGTAGATATGATTATGCAAGAGATGACTATGTTGCTTAGTGAAGTTTCACTTGTCTCTGACGTAGCTAATGAATTAAAAAATGACCTTCGCACAGATTTACGCAGAGTTGAATCTATAATCGAAGATGTAGAGCAAAATCAAAAACAAGATTCAAGAGAGAATCAAACTGATATCAAGAATGCAATCAAAGACATCAAAGAAGAAATGATTGAATTAGAAGAAAAAGTTGCAAATACAATTCAAAAAACTTTAGCCAATCCTTTAGCTAATATGAAGTAATGGCAAAAGCACAAAGCAATACTGAATATTTTTCACCTTCACCTAAAAGAACAAGTATAGGATGTGGTAACAAATCAAAACCAAATAACAAACATAAAAGGAGAGCGTGGAAGAAATACAATAAACAAGGACGTTAAAGGAGAAATAAAGAATGGAAGACATAGTCGTTATTAATAGAATACAAAGATTTATTAGAGACAGTATTGAAAGATCGCAAGAGATATTATTGTCAGGTGGTATTGACAGTATGGAAAAATATCAATACATTGTAGGACAAGTTAGATCACTACAAAACATACAACAGGAAATCTCTAACCTGCTAGATAATAAGGAGCAAAATGATGGCTGATATAAAATTAGCACTAGAAGAAAAATACGAAAAAGAAAAAGTAACAGAGAAAAAAGAAACTAAAGAAAAAACTCTCAGTATAGAGACTTTAACCGAATCTGAAATAGATAAACTTCCTCAACCAACTGGTTGGAGAATATTAGTTTTACCTTTTGTAATGCCAGAAAAATCCAAAGGTGGAATTATTATAGCTCAAGAATCTTTAGATAGAGCTAGAGTGGCTGTTCAGGCAGGCTATGTTTTAAGAGTTGGTCCATTAGCATATGGAGATAAAAATAAATTTACTACAGGTCCTTGGTGTAAAGAAAAGGAATGGGTAATTTTTGCTAGATATGCTGGATCAAGATTACAGATAGACGGTGGAGAAATACGAATATTAAACGATGATGAAGTGTTAGCGACAGTAAAAGATCCCGAACACGTTCTTCATGCAATATAACATAGGAGATGACTATGCCAGAAGAAGCATTAAAACAAGAACAACCTGATTTAGTTGATGTAGGCGAAGAAACAGGTGCCGACATTGATTTAGATAATGTTGTCAAAGAAGAAGTTAAAGAAGAACTTGTTGTTGAAAAAATTTCTGAAGAAGAAATAAATCAAGAACCTAAAGAAGAAGTTAAAGAAGAACCAAAAAAAGACGAACTCAAAGAATATAGTGAAGGTGTCAATAAACGTATTGCTAAATTAACTAAAAAAATGAGAGAAGCAGAACGTCAAAAAGACGAGGCTATAAACTATGCTAAAACGGTTCTTCAACAAAAAGAAGAAGCACAAAGAACAGCTACTTCAAATTATGTAGATGAGTTTGAAAAAAGAGTAGTATCTAATTTAGATGCAGCAAAAATAAAGTTGAAAACAGCAATTGATAATCAAGATGTCGAAAGTCAAGTTTCTGCTCAACAAGAAATTGCTCAACTAACTTTAGATAATGCTAAATTAGCACAAGCTAGACAAGCACAAGGACAAAGAAAAGCAGCTCCTACTCAAGAACAAGTTGTTCCTCAACCGCAACAAGGGTATGCAAATCCTCAGCAAATTAAAGAAGCTGCTCAGGAGATGGATCCTCAAGCAGAAGCTTGGGCCTCTAAAAATACTTGGTTTGGTAAGGATAATGCTATGACTTATACAGCATTTGATATACATAAAAAGTTAACTGAAGAAGAAGGATATGATCCTACTAGCGGTGAGTATTATCAAGAAGTGGATAAAAGAATAAGACTTGAATTCCCACATAAATTTGATAATGTCAATACCAAACCGGCTGAAAGAGTTACTCAGACAGTCGCTTCAGCTAATCGTCCAGCTCAAACAGGACGCAAAAAGACTGTGAGACTCACACCCTCTCAGGTAGCAATTGCTAAAAAATTAGGTGTGCCACTTGAAGAATATGCGAAACAATTAACCATGAAGGAGGGAAGCATATGAAAAACGATAATGAAACAAATAACGTAAGAACTCCTCGTGTGAGCGAAACTAGGGTTAAACAAGAAAAACCTAAAGTTTGGACTCCTCCATCTTCTCTAGATGCACCCCCTGCACCTGATGGATACAGGCACCGTTGGATAAGAGCAGAATCTATGGGTTTCGATGATACTAAAAATATCATGGGTAAACTTAGATCTGGTTGGGAATTAGTTAGATCGGATGAATATCCGAGTGACGAATACCCTGTTGTCAAAGACGGAAAAAACTCTGGGGTAATTGGGGTTGGTGGCCTATTGTTGGCTAGGATACCGGAAGAGATCGCAAAGTCTCGTGAAGACTACTTTAAACAGCAACTGCAAGACAGAAACAACGCTGTAGAAAACGATCTTATGAAGGAACAACACAATGCGATGCCTATCAATCAAGATAGACAGAGTCGTGTAACTTTTGGTGGTACTAAGAAAAGTTAATTTTTTAACAATTGCTTATCCACTTAACATTAATAATAGGAGACAATAACTATGGCAAACGCAAATAGTGCATTCGGACTAAAACCATATATGAAAAATGGTAGTGGTTCTAACAGTACTGGTGTTGGTGGATATTCTCATTACGAAATAAAGAACGACAATAGCACAGCTATTTACAACGGTTCTGTTGTTATACCTTTATCAACTGGTTTTATCAGTTTGGTAGGTGCAGCAGACGGTGGTACAGTAGCTCCTCTTGGAGTATTTATGGGTTGTGAGTACGTTTCATCTTCAACTGGTAAACCGGTCTTTTCGAACTTTTGGCCGGGTTCAGGGGCAGATTCAAATCACCCAATTAAAGCATTCGTAGCAGACGATCCAAATCAATTATTTTTGATCGCTTCAGATGCATCATTAACAAACGAAGCTACTGCAAGAGCAGGTGTATTTTTAAACGCTGACATGTCTAGCGGCACAAGTGGATCTACCATAACAGGTAAATCTTCTGCAGCACTAGGTGTAAGCACATTAGCAACTACAGCAGGATTAATGCTAAGATTTATGGGTTGGGCTGAAGACGCAGCTAACGCAGATTTCAGTGCAGCAGGAATCCCTTGTGTTGTTAGATTTACAACACACTTTAATGCAGACAGCATGGGAATTGCCGTTGGTACACCAGCGACAACAGGAGTATAAAACATGGCTATATCAAGACAACAACTAGCTAAAGAGCTAGAGCCAGGTTTGAATGCTTTATTCGGCTTGGAGTACAAGAACTACGAAAACCAACATGAAGAGATCTTTGCAAAAGAAACTTCAGACAGAGCTTTTGAAGAAGAAGTAATGCTTTCAGGTTTTGCTAACGCAGCAGTGAAACAGGAAGGTACAGCAGTAGGATTTGACGATGCACAAGAGTCATACACTTCTCGCTATACTCATGAAACAATCGCTCTTGCTTTCTCAATTACTGAAGAAGCAGTCGAAGATAATTTGTATGACAGAATCTCTAGCAGATACACAAAGGCATTAGCACGTTCAATGGCTAATACCAAACAGGTAAAAGCAGCTAACGTATTAAACAATGCGTTTAACAGTGGCTTTACAGGTGGTGATGGAGTTGAACTTTGTTCAACAGCTCACCCAACTGTATCTGGTGGTAACGTTGCTAACGAACTAGCAACTTCTGCTGATCTTTCAGAAACATCTTTAGAGCAAGCTTTAATTGACATTGGTCAATTTAAAGACGAGCGTGGATTAAAGATTGCAGCTAAGGGAGTAAAAATGATTATTCCTTCACAGCTACAATTCACTGCTGAAAGACTTATGAAGTCTGCTCAAAGAGTTGGAACTGCAGATAATGATACAAATGCTATTGCATCAATGGGAATGATTCCACAAGGTTATGTGGTCAATAATTTCTTAACTGATACAGACGCATTCTTTATCATAACTGACGTACCAAATGGTCTTAAGTACTTTGAAAGATCACCAATCAAAACTTCAATGGAAGGTGATTTTGATACAGGTAATGTAAGATACAAAGCTAGAGAGAGATATTCATTTGGATTCTCAGACTTTAGAGGTATTTACGGTTCACCGGGTGCTTAATTAATAAGCATTATATATTAAAAAAAGGGGCTTTCGGGCCCCTTTTTTTTACTTTACATTGTGGGAAAAAATACTAACATATGCCTTAAATAATATAAGGAGGCATATATGACCGCTTTATCACAGTCTTTAATTGCTGAGAAAATTAGATTAGAGTCTCAATGGAATACTCAATATCTATCTCAAGGCAAAGAAACAATTGATATGAAATCAATTGAAGCTAAGTTGGAAAGAGTTAAAACTAAGCTTAAATGGAAAGACTTAAATCCGTACGAAAGTCCTTTATTTATTCCAAAATAAATAAAGACTAAAATTTTTCTAAAACTGTTTTTATTCATAGGAATACCTTGCTCTATTGAAATATATACTTTATACTTTTCTCACTAGAATTAATTAATTTATACAGTCCGGTCTAGCGGATTCACGTAGGGAAACTGTATAACAATGACTACGGAGGTCATAATAAAATGGGAAATACAACTTTTTCAGGTCCAGTTAGATCTGAAA